GCCCCCTCACCGATAAATCCTTCTACCTCCTCCTCCTCAATCACACCGCCAAGTGCAAAAAACGGCACTACATCAAGCGGCATAGGTATCTCCTCCACGAGTTCGACCTTGTTGTACTTGCCGACCTTCCACTTCGCGAAACGCTGCTTGTCAATAGAATAATACTCGTGCTGCGCCTTTTTTACGTACTGACCGAAACGCTCTGAATACTCATAAACCTCCTCATTGCACCATATCAGCATCTCGTTATCGACGACTTTCAAAATATACGGCGTAGGTATTATCGTCGCGTATGGCTTGCGGTACTCCGTTGGTGATGCTGGTTCTTTCGCCCACACCACGACCTGAGAATTTGCGCCTATGATATACTGCTTCAACGCGATGTTAAAGCACCAACGCATCAGGCTCTTTTGACTGCCAAATTGATACGTTAAAAAATGCTCGAGCGTCTCGTCCTCTGCAATCTGTGGGTACTCGTTTGGAGGGAACTTCACGACGAACCCATCAGCACGCTGTATCTTTTGCAGCGAGTTCATGATACGCTCAAAAATCTCACAAAACACTGGCTGGTAAGTCTCACGACGATAATCGCGCACCTTCGGGTGTTCGTTCGGTCGCAGCTTGTCAATTAACTCCGCAGGGTAATCGTCATCAGAATAGTATTTGAAATTTGTGTACTCCTCAAAGCCCTCGGGCTTCTCATTTTTTTTGCGGAGTTCGGTAATCAATTCCGCAGTGACAAAGTTTTCCATCAGATAGTATGGCGCGTCGCTTCCCAACGCTTTTTATTTTCGCACTTGTAAACGTGTCGCACGTTCATGCGCTTGCCATGAATCTGTGCCAGTAGGTCGTAGTTGTTTTTTTGCACCTCGTTAATCACCGCGCCGCCGATACTCACGCCAGCGTACTCCGTTAGGTCGCGCAGGCGTAGCCGCTCCTTTGAATCGAACGGCCAATATGTTGGCAGATAGGGTGTCATGTGAGGCTTTCTTTTTTGTTGAGACATTGCAATCCACAAAGGTAACTCATCGGGAATACATCCACCAAATTCAATAGGCTTAACCCTGATATTTGTGAAATTTTCACGCCACGCATCGAATAAAACGCGGTTTTTGGAATCTTGTTGCCAAAAAATGAACTCGCTATGCACGTTCCACACCTCCGCATCAGCGTCTAATTGATACGCCTCGCGCACTTCATCCAGCACCGCCCACTGCTTATGTCCTTCGGGCGCACTTGCAAAGGTCATCATATCCGAATTTTTTATCGCAAAATTCACTCCCTCAAGTTCCTTAATCACCTCCGCAAGCCTGCCGTTATTCGTTGCGACAATATCAACATCAAGAAACAACGTGCTATCAAACGGCGTAAGGTCGTACATGTGGCTTTTTGCTTTGATATAACACGTTTTGTCGCCCAGCGTGATACATTCGTCAGGTATCGCGATAAACTCGCTAAAAAACGCCCTATATTCGTCAGTGATATGCTTGTAAGTGTTGGCATCATGCACCAACGCAATAGGTAAATCTATGCCATTCGCACGTATCGAACACGCCAAAGTACACGCCATCTTAGCGTAATTGCCGTGTCCTATTGCTATCAGGAGTATTCCCATCATCCGCAGTTACTATTTAATTCGTCAAAAGGCGTTTCGTAAACAATGAAGTCAGCAGGCCATTGCGACACTGGCAGCATCATGTTCGGAAACTGGTTGTTATATTCATTCTCAAATGTGACTTCGATATTATCAAAAAAAATCTTATCATGATTCAACGCGACGACAAGATTTTCGTGCATTTTCTCACTCATTATGTCAGTTATTGCTTGATACTGTCTGAAAAGTCGTGCAAAAAGTTTCTGCCGAGTGCCATCGCTTCGAACATAAACCTCTTGCTCAGTATTGATAACTGGGTTTTTCAAGTATATCGGCAGGCGAATCTTGTTATACCACGGAATACCGATAACGGGACGGTCGAAATAGTGAAATCCAAATGCATCCTCATTCACGTTATAGTACGTTATCGCAGTGGTAAAACATGGGTCAGTGATTTTTGTGAAGCATTCGTTTGATGTGTATATCAATTTGTTGCCGTCAAAATCAGTTTCAATGGTGAGCGTAAAGCAGTCGCCATCGTTGTAAGCATTGCCTAACGTGCTGCCCTGAAACTCTAAAAATAAAGCATATAAGCCGTTACTTAACACCTCGCCGTAAACAGTAACGCCAGTAACCGTCGTAGCAACATTATTGCTAACTGTTTTGATAGTCATCTCGGTAGCTGGGTCTGCTGGTATTATTGTCGGCTGAAATACATTCATCTGAAAACTTAAGTCAGAACTAAAGCGTATCGGATAGCAAACAAACGGCGGCGTTATACACGCGTTATCCGTTACCCATGTCTGCGAATCGAATGTCACAAAGCTATTGCGCGCGCCTGATGATAGTGTCATCTTGCTAAAAGTATTTTGCAGTCCGCAAGTGCATCCTTCGGACTTAATTCGAGCGATACAATGTACCCCTCATAGTTTGTCGCGCCACACGAAAACGCCACGCGCCCGTATGGATTCGCCAGTAAAGTCTCATATTGTGCCATCGTCATAGGAGCATCGAATGACGCAATGATTGTTTGCCAAAATGGGTCAGCTTGCCCCGTGAGGATGTCATCCTTATCAAAACTTTGATTTTCTGATATGACTTGCGATTCAGGCGTACATCCTAACATTCGACCTTGCGCCACATAGTTACCCGTGCCACTGCTAAATTCTATCGTGTCGCTCTGCCATGTCGGTCGCGCAGCACAAACTGACTTGAACCAGTTCAACATCATGCGCGCAGGCGTGAGGCGATAATTCATTCGCGTCGCTGGTGAATAGATATTCGCAGCACCAGCATCGATGCCACGTACCGCTGACGGTGGATTAAATTCCGTATTAATCAAAAACAAATCATTATCATAACGCCAGTCTGCCGTACCCGTCTTGCCTTGATTTTTACGCCTCGTTATTTCAATCGTATACCCTCCCGTAATGATATCGCACATCAAGTCAAGTATAAGCTGCGAGTTCTGCACGTTGCGGCGATATTGTCGCGATGTGTTGACCTCATCAAGACCATTGTATTCCTCAGCCTCCCACTTGTTATATCCGACATCAATAATTCCGTAAATCAAATCTTTTGCAGTGTTGAATTGCACCGTGCGCACACTGCCGAGGTCTATCACATTCGCATTACTATAAAAAGTATCAAGGTCTCCAACGAGCAAGGTCGTCTCGTTGTTTATGAAACCCCAGCCATGGTTGAATATCTTGCGCGTGCCGTCAAATAATTTCGCCCAATTCAAAAATAACTTCGGCGTGTTAGGCGTTGTTACCTCGCGAATGTGCAAGCCGTTTGTTAAATGATAATTTGAAAAACAGCTAACCGTAGTATCATTGGTGACTTGCACATCGAAGCAGTCACCGACATAAGGCTTCGCAAGCCATTCATAAACTCTATCAAGACGGTAACTCTTTGCGCTCGTTGGGTCGCATGCTGAGTCAAGTGCCATCTTAAAAAATGTCACATCGTCGTAGTTTATACGAAACGCGATAGGGTTTGCGCCTAAGGCTAAACCAGCAGGACTGACGACCGCGCCAATAAAAAACATCAGCGATTCACTTTCAGGCTTATACGCTGGCGTATTGTTGTATGTCAGGTCAAAGTTTACACTATTAAGTACATTCGCGTTTATCACACGAAATGCGCCTATCGCTTGTGAATCAATTACCGTATAGCTTTGAGTCTGAAAATCGTATTTTCCTAACTGCAAAACGGTGTCAATGTTTCCGTTGAACTGCGTTAAAATTTGAAACTGACCTTTGATTCTAAAACTTATCGTCGCATCATTATCTAAGCAGTTCAACGGGTCGGTAGTATTTTCCCAAATGTTCAAAAACTGCGAGTAATTTGTATACTCATTATTATCGTTAAAATTGATAACTAAATTCGCTGGAGTTGTCACAATATCCGCAGGATTCGCATTCATCGCGAAATCGTTAAACTCATTTAGCACTAACTTCGGTAGGTATATAGGAAAATAAAAATACTTAGCAACCGCTGGCAGTGTCACATTTATACCAGTATAAATTTTATCATCGCCATCATTAACTGCATGATTCACGAGAAAAATTTCTTGCCCGTCAATCGTAACGTTATCACTCACTATCGGAGTAATCGCGTTGCCATCCATGTCGACCGTCGAATCTATGTCAACATCTTGGTCTAACCTCGTCAAAAATATATCAGAACACCGCTGATTGATGACATCGCAAGTAATGAAGCACTTATCCCCACACTCACGCTTATACGTGTTAAAATCAAATTTACCTTGAAAAAAATCGTATAAAACACCGTCACACTGATATTCTATTTTCAACTCCATTCGACCATCCGCGCCATAAGTGTCGTACTCAGTTTTCAAAATATCATACCCCTCACCGTAATACTCAAGGCCGCCAGTGTTTATCGAGGTTATGATGCCGTGACTTACCATGTTGCGCGTAAATTGCACACTGATGCTATCACCATTCACTGGCTCGTCAATCGAAGTCTGCACACCGTTGCGGTCAATTATCGTCCACGTGTAAATCATGCAGTGAGCCTTAGTTTTTTATTCAAATATGTAACGCGACTATTTTCGCGCATAACGTGCTTAGTGAAACCGCGCTCATCAAGGTTTATCACAACCTTGCTGCTGCCCTTACCTCCACCAATAACACGACCTAATCTATCATAGTCGAAGCCTATTGCATCGCTGCCGCCTCTGCTTAGTTCTTCGATAACAGAGTTAGCAAGCCTCGGCGATACCTTACGGTTATGTATCGCGGACAAAGCACCCCAATACTCAGAGTTAATAGATGCAGGCACGACGCGCTCACCATTCGATAACCACGCAAGGCCACTATCACTCGTGCCAGTTCCGTCAGTGATAAATTGCTCAGTACCTTTTGCGAATTGTGGTATAGGCTGCGACGCAATAAGTGCCACCTGAGCAGCACCAGCAACACCAGCAGCAGCAGCCATCGCAAAGTTCGCAGGCGGCGGCGCACCAGTTAACGCGCGCGATATCGCTAACGCAGTGTTGATAGTAGCCTGAATGATATCCGCAGTTTTTTGTTGTTTGAACGCCTGCTCTTTGATACGTTTCTCCTCCAACCGATAACGCTCCTCAATCTTTAATCGTTGTGCTTCGGTTAACTCAGTCGAGCGCAAAGCGTTATCTTTCATCTGCTGCAACACCGACAAATCTTCGTCAAGTTTGCGCTGGTTCATCTCCTTAAAAGCATCAAGTCCAACCTGAAAAACACTTGCCGCAGCCTCAGCAACGCGCATACGGTTTGCACGCTGCTCCTCATATTTTTTCTCCGCGTCACGCTTCGCCTGCAAAAACTCCTCAAACTTCTCAATCCCACTCGCATAAAACTCTGCCATCAAGTCCTCGTGCTTCATGTTGAACTCCTTCGAGGCATTAAGCTGCGCCTGCATAAACGAACTCATGCGCTCCTCAATCTCAGGCATCGGCAACTTTTTCAAATTCAACTTCACCTCAAGCGGCTTTAACGGCGGCATCTTCTCCAAATCTTTTGTCAACTCCTCACGCTTTCTACGCTCCTCAGCAAGCCTCTTATCCTCTGCCTGCCTCGCCTTCTCAGCATACCTCTTGCGTATCTGCTCAATATCGTACTGCAACTGCTCCTCGATGTCGCGCTTGCGCATCACCATCTCATGCATGTTGATAGTGTCCTCCATGTACGAATCGCGTAACGCCTTAATTCGCAAACGCGCCGCCATCGTCTCATATTCAATCTCATTCGCAAGCGTTTTCTCCTTGCGCTTCAATCGCGATAAAATAAGTTCATCCTCAGCTTTGTACTGACTATTCAACCCTTTAATGCGGTTCTCCTCGTTGCGCTTGCGCATCGCCTCCTCCTTATCTTGCGCCTCCTTAGCCTTAGCCTCAGCTTGCTCGCTGGCATCGTCCATCGACACTACCAACGCCGCTATCGCACCAATAACAAGCGATAACCCCATCGTCGCCGCCGCCATGCTCGTGGTTATCGTCACGCCTAACGCCTTACTCGACACCGCAGCAGCCTTTTGCGCAGTGTCTAAAAAAAGCGTTTTCAAAGCACTCTGACCAGTCACTATCGTCGCCATCTCTTGCACACCCATCAGCACCGCCGTCGCCGCCTGAACCTTCATCATGGTTTTTTGCAAGTCCTCGTTTTCGTTACCCAGCAACGCCATCGCGCCCTGAGTAACCGCGCCAGCAGCAGCAAGGCCACGCATAGCTGTAACCGCCGAATCAATGTACTTAGTGTCAGAGGCTAACGCCTTAACCTTCTCGCTGACATCGCCGATCTGATCTTCAAGTTCTGCGGCTCGCTTTGTCGCCTCACGCAACTCCTTCGCGCCCATGTCGCCCTTAGCAATCTGTGCCTTTAATTCGCGTAACTCAGCCTTTAATGACTTGAATTTTGTCGCACCTTTCTGCGCCTCCTCACCCATCTCGGCCATCGCATCAGCAACACCTTGCAACACCTGAGCGTTAATCGCCGCCGTAATATCCTTCGCCTCTGCCGACAACTCGCCAAAAGCAGTCGTCGTTTGGTTGACCGTCTGAATATATTCGCGCTGCTCGTCATTCAACTTCTGAATGCGTGCTGCGTCCTCTGCCGTTATCTTGCCAATCGCCTCCAGCTGCTTAATCGCAGGCTGCAAGCCATCAGTGTCAGCGACAAACTTTATTATTACATTCTCCACGCCATACTATTATCGGCGTTCGTTTGTTTGGTGTCGGCGTTGCTGCGCAGCATGTCGCCGCGCCTCATTCGCCCAAAAGAAAAACTCATACAAAGATAATGTTTTTTCATTATACTTTGCCCCCATGTAGTCTATCACTACCTTCTTTAATCGTTCTCGCTGCTCAATTCCTTCGCTAACGTTTGCAGTTCGAGAGCGGTCTGGTGTAGCTTCTCGACTTGCTCCACGGCTTTCAAATAAATCAGGGAACTTTCGCCTGATGCCTTCAAAAACGGTATCAATCTTTGCAGCGGTTCTGACAAAAAAAAACTCGCATCAGCATCTTTCTTCCACGCCTCAATCTTGCGCTGGTTGTAAGCGAAATCGTAGTGCAAAGGGTCTTCGTCCTTAGTGATAAAAACAACGCTGGCGCAGTTAAATATCACGTTCTTGCTTATCACAAAATTCAGTCGGTCTTTAAGTCGATAATTCAACACGCTCAACTGACCGACATTGATTTTCTTCGGGTCTGCCAGCACCTTTTCAATAGCCTCAACATGCGCGAGGAGGTACTTCTTATCAACGCCGTTTTGCAACTCCTGAAAAAATGTTAAGGCCTCCATGCCGCGCTGGTATGGCAAATTATTGTAATCGGCAAACTCATAATACTTCTCACCTCCGCAAGTGAATGCGTACTTAAGTGAAAATGTTCCTTTGCTGATTATCGGCTGCGTATTAAACGCGCGCCACGCCTCTTTAAATCTCTGTGTCAGTGAATAACTCATGTATGTTTTTTTTGATTCTGTTATGTTCTAAATAATATCGCTCTTGCTTGCTTATCACGCGCACCGTGCGCTCGTTTTTCGTGTACCTTTTTGTCTTCGGCGTGCCGTTACATCCGCAACTCTCACCGAGATACAGATAGCCGCGCTCAGTCAAAAACTTATGTACCTCCTCAATCATTGTATTGCGAAATAATTACCGATGCCATCACCGCGAGCGCATGCAGGCATATCACATGCACCAGCACCAGCGGACTTAGGCCGTAAACATATACCGCAACGGGAAACCCATGTACCGAGGACATGCACGGCCAGCACGCAAATAAAGGCTTCGCCCATATCGGGTACTCCTCACGCTCGCGCATGACGCGGAAAACTGAATGCTCCCAGGTCAGCAACGTCGAAAACCCTACTATCCAAAGCAGATTAAGCACCAATAAACTCAGCATTCACACGGAAATGTCGCGCTCTCAGTCGCGTAGTTAGCCATGAACTCAAAGCCAAACGTGTCATACTCAACATCGCATATCGTGGCAATATGCGGCGCGCAAGCGTTACCGAGAAATATCTGAAACGTCACCAACTCGTCGGCATAACTCCAAAAGCCATCCACATCGTCATTCTGCGTTATCACTATCTCGCCGTCGATGTCCGTTTCATAACCGATTGCAATCTTATTCCCTGACTTAAACGTGTACAAAAACATGTACTCAGTTTCGCCCTCAAGCCCCATGTCGGAGGTTATCGTTATGCTATTTGCGCAGCCGTTAATTAGCTGCGTATATGGATTGATGCATGCCATGTCTCAGTGTTTTATCCCCCAAAAGTACAAGTCAGCAGGCCACGTTTGTGACTTAAACCCGTATGCCCTGAAAATTGTATCAAAATTGACTAATCCCCGATAATCCTTTTCGGTCAGATTGCAGTAATAATCGCCCACAAACGGCGCATCCTGCGGACTTGTCCGCCGCGTTCCATGCTCAGGTCTGCCAGTTGTCGCGCACGTGAACACAAATAAGCCGCCGCTTTTCAAATGACGATTCACCACCGCAAAAAAAGTTTCACGCCAGTATTCGTCATGCTCAAAACATTCAGTGCTTATCACCACATCAAAAGGCTCGTCCGCGACGTACTCATGACCACGTGCCACAACATCCACATTCGCACCCGCACCGATGTCGATGCCAGTATAGTCAGGATTCTCAAAAAACTGCCGATTGTTGCCATTTATGTCGAGGCTTCCGATGTCAAGCACGCGCGTGCCGAGAAAGTACTCAGGATGCGCGGTTTTCACCGTCTCAACGAAAAAACACTGCTCAGGATGCATAGTACCTCCACGTTTTTTCGTCGCGCTCAGCCTGCTCAATCGCCCACGGCTCGCGGCTCGTTGTACTCATCTCAGTCTCAAACCAACGCATCGGGGCAGCATAACGCGCCTCAGTAGATTCAAACAGCCAGTCATCGCCATAGCTGACCTTCAAATCATTCGGAATCCAGTTGTATGCATTGCGGTGCATGAACATGAAAATCCCCCAGCCATGCGGTCGCGCCTTGCACTCCTTCACGTATCCAGCATTGCCACCCGCGCCGATTATCGCATACGGGTCAACGTGCGCGACAAGCTCCACCTCCTTAAACACGCGCGGCGCGTCGAATGTGATATCGTCGTTCATAATGCAAAGGAACTCACCCTCGCTTATTGCGTAGCCGAGATTCCACGACGGGTTAACAAATAGGTTCTCGCTCGGCGTTATGAGTTTCACCTTCGGAATAGGCTTGAAATTGTCGGGAGCATTCGAGATGACAATCACCTCGCTCACGTTATCGCAGTCGGCCACGCGCTCGATCATGTCAAGCGTGCGATGCGACCGCCACATTGTAGGTACTATAACGGATATCATACGATGGCGAATTTAGGTAAAAAAGTATTGCAAGCATATCGAAAGCAATCGAGCAAATCAAGCTGCTGCTCAATCTTGTTTCTGTCGCCCTTCACCAGCGTGCCATCAGGACGAACGCTGGCGTTGTTCAAGTCGAACACCAACGGCTTAGTTTTCGGCGCGAAAAACTTCACATCCGCACGGCTCAAACACCCGTTCACATGCGCGCGATTTTTCTCCAGCGATGGGTTAACCGTTGGCACATTCATCTGATATCTGCCGCACATCAAACGCTCCTGAATTATTTTGTAATACGTCAGGTTGTCCTTCACCATCGCGCTGCCTGAGTTGCCCGACGCGTCACCCGTGACCTGATATACCGCATCAGGGTAATGCGCAAGGATATAGTCACACATGTCGTATATGTTCGACTGCGGTAGCTTGATAGCTTCGTACACGTGTAGCATGCCGAGTCGGTCAGTATTGAACACGATACACGACATCGGGTTTCGGTTAAAGTCAAAGCTGAGATATACCTCGCCCATCGGTTGCGCCATCTCGTGCGTGAGGTGCTTATGCTCGTCAAAAGCATACGCCCAGCGGTTGCCATCAAGGTCAAAATTACTCCAGTCACCCTCCACGAACTGTCGCCGCAGCCGCTCGTCCATCCGCATCCAACTCGCCCATTGGTCGCTCGTCACCATCGGGTTATCGGATGGCAAAGCGTTCAAATAATAGTAGCCTTTCGGCATCTCGCTTGGCTCGAAAAAAACACGCTTAGGCCACTTCTGCGTGGGGTTAAATGTCAAAAAAACAAACGCGGGAGGCATCGGGTCGACGTAGTGCGAGCCTGCGCGCTGCATAGCCATCTGAAACATGTCCTCTGATAGTTCCTCAGCCTGCTCCAAAAAAAACCCGTTGCATTCCAAACCGAGATACGCATCGAGCTTCGGGTCGCGGTCGATGTTCTCGCCGTAAAAAAAGATTTTTGCACCCGTTGCAGTGTTCGTCAGGTGATAGTTGCCCTTGTTTCGATTCCAGCGATAATTTGTCGACTGGCTGATGAGCTTCTCAAACGTGGGTATCGTCGTCGCTTCAAGTGTCGTGAAGTCTGTCCTCACCACGACCCACTTTGAGCGCGGAAACATGCGACAAAGCAGCAACAATATCCCCGCAATGCAAAACGTTTTGCCGCCACGTATCGCGCCGCCGTACGCCATGATGCGGTGGTCTCGCTTGCCCTGACACGCGTAAAGCGTTTCAGTGAGAAACTGCTGCTGCTTAGGGTTTATGCTCCAGTCAATGGTTGTCATCCGCAAAAAAATCAAATCTCCAATATCGAGCCATCAGGTAGCCGCATCTGCGCCCTATCGGTCTGGCCGACTGCCACCGACCGCTCTTTGCCGCCGTACTTCCAAGGACATAACGCCGCCGCACGCTTCAATCTCACTTCTATCTGCAATCTTGCGCGGTTCGCGTCGCCCTTCGGCATCTTGCCCGTGAACAAATCAGGCCGCTCACTCATCTGCTCGTCCGCGATACGTGTCGCCGCCGCGACGAGAATATCTGCCTGAATCTCATTTGCGGCCTCATATTCGATTTTAGCCGTTTCAGTGGTGTCAATATACCTTTTCAGGTCTATCGCCGAAATTTGACGTGTTTTTGCAAAGCTGACGATATCTGTTTCGACCGTCGTGTACTCCGAGATAAACTCGTTGAATAACACCTCAAGCGCGTCAGGGTATGTCAGTTTCTTTGCCGCCATGCCTCAAAGATACGGAATTTCGATTAATTCAATTTTGTTGACACCAAACACGCTTATTTTCAAACACTTATGCAAATGTAAACAAAATTCGGGCAAAATGTTGACACGATTGTTGACGCTGAAACCCGCGCCAGTGCTGGTCTGTCTATATATATATATAAATGTAAACATAAATATATATATATATATACGCACACCCGCCTCATGATGCGTGCATGTGTGTGTGTGTATGTTTTTTTGCGTTTACAGCGTTGACATGGCTCAAACCCGCGTGGCTCTAAGGCTGGCGTGTCAACAAGTCTGTCAACAAAACTTTTGGATTTTGTTGACAAAAGTGTAACTCATTGATAATCAAGCGTAACATTTATGGCAAATCGGGGCAATTTTTGCGTAAACGAGTAAGTTGCCATGACTCCGAATTTTCGTGTTACGTGATAGCTTAGTGTCGGTTCGACACGCCCTTGGAGGTCAAAAATTGCTCCGACGGCAAAAAGTGGTCGTTTTTTTACGATTAGTGTCGGGCGGGTGATTTGGTACTTGAATGAACGAGCGAGCAGGCGGTTGTACCCTATTGTGTCGGATATGACGGCGACGATGTTGGTGTCGCGGATGGTGTCGGCGTGGTGGGTTAGGGTGAAGTACTGCTTGAGGATGGCGGCGGTGTCGATATTTGGGAGAATTGTTACATGTATGGTGTCGACTATTGTCCGCTCGATTTGCTCGCGTGTATGGCGGTGCACGATGGTGCTGGTGTCGTAGTAATACGTGGCGGTGGATGTGTCGCGCGATGGTGTGGGGTTTGGTCGGGTGAAGACGAGATAAAGCGCGACGAGTGCGGCGATGGCTGCGATGGTGGAGGTGATATTTTGGTAGGTCATGATTTAAAGAGGTGGTCTAAGGTTGCGTCGCTTGTGGTGATAAGTTGAAACATCCGCGTTCTGACGAGTATTCTGATTTCTTTTTCCCATTCGGGTCTGACGCGAAAGCTAATAATTTTTGTTTTGTGGGGTGATTTTTTGCGGCCAGCGTTGGGTCGTTTTCCTCCGTGTTTCATATACTTGATTTATGTATTACAAAAATAGTTTTTTTGATTTATGTAATACGTTTTATCAAGTTTTTTTGATTTATGTAATACGTTTTTTCAAGTTTTTTTGATTTGTGTAATACGTTTTTTCAAGTTTTTTTGATTTGTGTAATACGTTTTTTCAAGT